GGAACGTATTCTTTGCCATGCCCGATCGGCACATTTGGCGGTATATAGTACCACCTACCCCCCCGAGGGGGACCTGTCCCCCTAGAGGGGGGGGCTATCTTGATATGTCGACCAGGCTACGCAGGTATTAGCATACCTAGTGGATACGCTACCGACAAGGGCGTTTTACTAGCGTAAAACGGCCTGGGCGCGGCCGCGCGCCCTACGGCCTAGGGTTTATATTAGGGGTACTAGTCCTATTAACATGGAACATGTAGGAAAAAGAAAGGTTGTTTGGGATTTGTGTAGCGGATTAGGCGGATGGACAGAGGCATTTGCTCAATCTGATTGGTTTGTGGTAAGGATAGAGGTAAATCCGGACCTGGAATACGTCCCATTTACTAGAATACACGATGTGATGAACTGGATGGATTGGATAGATGATCTTCCGCATCCCGATTTGGTGGTATGTAGCCCACCATGCACGGAGTTCAGCCAAGCTAATTGGAGGATAGACAGGGACAATCACAAACCGAACATGGATGTGGTCCGTGCTTGCCTAGATATCATCGATTACATCAAGCCAACCTGGTGGGTTCTGGAGAATGTCAAGGGTGCTTGCAGGTATTTCATACCAGTAATTGGTCATCACAAACAAGCAGTAGGCACAAGGGGCAACCCGCAGTTCTACTTGTGGGGCAACTTCCCTCTATTGGGCATGAAACCAAATTGGAATCCATCCAAGACAGATGTCAGAGACCCGCAACTCAGGGCATTAATTCCATTTGAGTTATCATTCCAACTCAAGAGAGCAATAGAACAACAGACAATGATAACCAGGTGGTGCTAACATGTCCAAAGTAGTCAAAGCATTCTCTCTCGATCAGGATGTTGCAAGGTACATTGACAAGTTTCCCAATGGCAAGAAGTCCGATGAGGTCAATTGGGCATTGAGAAGTTACTTTTTCTCAGAATACGGACACACAATTCAGGTCTTGAAAGAATCTAGGGAGTATTGGATGGATAAACACGCCTCCAACCAGGGGGTAAAGCACCATCTACGTGGTTTATTCAAGGCATTATTCCGAGTTCGTTAGCGCCCAGGCCAACACCAGCAACCCCGGCCATGATAATGAGAGCAAGGCGGACAAGAGATAATAGAGAATTAATTTCCTCTTTGTACGGCTCATCACTCATGCAGATGGACCAGCCTGAGATTGATTACGAACCATTGTAGCGGCTCCGTCCCATGCACTAAATTCGTATTTCTCTAGGATAATTTCGTAGTTCACATTAACAGTAGAACCCGCTGTAGTATATGCGCTAATGTACAGATTTTCAACTGCCATATTGTCATCTCTAATATTTGCATAATATCCAAACCTAGAATCTGTAGGTACGTTCCAACAAGCCCAGGCAATTTCTTCGACATCTTGCCAATTCCATTCTGAGATTGCAGACTTTGGTTTTGTTGAAATTTTAAACACTAATTCTCCAGTGTTTGTTGGAAATTCTGGAGCTATTTTTAGATCTACAACTCTATAACCAGTGGTAAACTTTCCATCGAACAACTCAATCTTGTTCTCATTACCATTGTATGTGCCAGACTCAATTTGGCCCATCATCACTTTAATTCCATCTTTTACTCTCTTCATTAGTTTCTATCCCTCCTTGAACGTGGCTTTACTGCCTTTTTCTTAGGCTTCTCTACCTCTTTCTTAGTCATTACCTCATCTCCCTTTTGACACACCTATGAGCCGCAGCCATTACCGTCTTCATTGACTTGCCCTTCTTGAAGTCCCCATTCTTCTTGGTAGCCTTGGACCTTTCCTTCTTCAGATGCTTGCTAAGTTTCTTCTGATATTCCGAAGCCTTCCTTACTGCCTTGGTTCTTCTGATTGCTTTGTCAGCAGACCTGGTAACTTTCGATCTGGCAATTTTCCTTGCAACTGGCTTGGGAACCCTGCGACTTCCAACAAGCAACGCTTCGACAGCCCTACACGTTGGACAATCGTCAGCCATCAACCCCCACCTACTGCTGGGAGATTGCTAGTGCAACGGCGTTTGCCTTGCTCATTGCTTCAGTGCTACACTCAAGGATTACAGTGACGTATCCATCTACAGTGAACTCAGAACCCATGAAACCGCCTAGAAAGAGGCTTGGAACTGCTACGACCTGGCCGGCTGTGAAGTCTTGAGGCATCAGATAAGACTCAAAAGCCTGAGAAGGAGAGTTTACTGCACTGTCTGGGTTTCTGAGACCTGCTTGTCCTCCCATCAAAAACGAGTCATCGTTTGCAAGAATGGTTGCAGTTTGCGAGGTTGTGGTAATCTGCCAAACTAACTCTGCACCCTTGTCGGCTCCACAATCTGGAATTGCCCCTAGGGAATCCTGAAAGTAGTAGTGTGCTGAATGAATTCTCAATACTTCGGGTTTACTAGATCCCAGGTTGGTGTAGGAACCCAAATCGATTTCTGTCTCGTTGAAGGTATCCCCGCTGTTCGATAGTTTTACTTGCGCTCTGATAAGGAACGTATTCTTTGCCATGCCCGATCGGCACATTTGGCGGTATATAGTACCACCTACCCC